GCACATTGTTGAACATTGTCGTAGCATTAAAGATACGATGTTCAACTGCCGTGAGGGCTTTCCCTTTGTTCCAATCTAGAAGATGCATCGATTGAGATAAAGGGCGGTATTTGTCAGCACATTGTGCTGGTAAGTATTTAACTTTCTCTTGAGAGAAGCGTTGGAAAGATTGGAGTTGTGGAGTTTTAGAGTGTGAGATGAGGTGTAACAACGATTCCTTGTTTTTGCGCGATAGAGAGCTTGACTCCTTAACATATGAGGTCATGTAATTTTTGATTTCCTCAACTGAAATTGGTGTCTTGGTACTATCAACTCGGTTGAAAGCTTGTTTGTAACGGGTGAGAATTTCTCGCGCGTTGAAGCTTTTAACTGTTACGAGTTTGTTTAGTCGATTGATATCAGTTTTGTACGACAAGAAGGTAGGTAACCACGTTTGATATTCCATAGTAGATTTGTCTTTTAGATAAGTCGACTGTTTATGGAATTCCGTGAGTTCTGTTCGAATAGCTTCGCTGATTCTTGTAAGATTCCATTTCGGAGTTTTACCAGTGACTATGAGAGCAGCTTGTATCCAGCCTTGTCGATCTTTCACTCGGTCTCCCTGATGACAACCTCCGACTTCGATTGGTATTTCCGCTAGTAATGGTGGAGTATATCTTTTGAGGTAGTAAGCTTTAATTCGTTTGCTAGGTAGGTTTGTTGTTTTAGTAGTGTTGATTGTTTGAAAGATGTTGAGTTTGTTAGGTTGTGTTGAGTTGAAGAGCTGTTTCATACCAGTTAATTCAGAAATCTTCGAAGTGTTTGTTATGATGATACGATCAATCATAGGTTTGACAAGACACTCACAGAATACACCGTAGTGTGGTGAGACAAACGTTTTAGACTTGTTAAGTTTAAAACCGAGTTCTTCCATGGTGTTTTCATATTCTGTGATTTGTTCATTTGTCCAGTGTGCGATCAGATCATCTCCCATGATTCGGAAGTAGTTGCTCTTTGACACTTTCGAAGCGGCGTAGTGGTGGAGAAGAGAGAGGATGGGCCAAGTTATTCCAAGACCCATGTGTACTCCTCTTTTTGTAGTTTGATTTGTTCCTTTTATTTTCATAGGACCTACACATTCCATTACTGCTAATGTAAACTTGTTGTTCCACTTCAAGATCTCGCCCACGTGTTGTACGACGGACTTTGCCAATTGGTGAGGTACGTTATCTGAAGCAGCACTGAGATCTGAAGAATACAAGGTTGCACCGGCTTCTCTGTTCTTTGAGAAGTACATGGGTTCTGTCCAGTTATGTTTCAGTGGTTCTTTTATTCCTTTGATTTTATGGAGTATTGGGACTAACCGTTTATTTGCAAGGCGGGAAACATGAGTAAGGCTTGCAGGGTGAATCGAAGCGGTTCTGACTTTGTATCCGATTTCGGGTATAGTTAGAACTTTGATTTCGTGTTCTTTCACCTTAAGGACGTCGTTAACAGATACTTCGAATGAGAATTTGCTGTATGAATTTAGGGTTTCTTCTTTCTCTTGGATTTGGATATGTTGTTGTTGTTTGATTAGGAATTTGGCGAGAGCAGTTAATGGATCTGTGGAACTTGTGATGGTTTTGAACCAGTGGCTTCGGTCATATGGTGGTACAGCGCATTTTATGTGTTGCTGCACTAGCTCTT